ATTAAATACGTTTATTCCCAAAGCCTCCATCCATATGGCGCCTTCTTTTGCGGGGCTTGCAAGTCTCATAAGACCAGTATTCAAAGCCGTGGCACCCTCAGATGCTCCGATACTGTGGTCACCAAACACACCTGTAAGTACAGCCAAGTCGGAAAAACTCCATCCGACTGTATTTGCGGTCGAACCCGCAATACTCATTGCATCAAACAATCCTGTTACATCTGTATTTGCCTGCGCCTGAGCCTTTGCCATCATATCGGCATAGTGCGTCGCTTCATTTGCATCCGCTCCGAACGCCTTCAAAGTATTTCCAAGACCGCCCGTAACCATCGACAAGTCTGAAGCTGTGCCTGCTGCAAGGTTCATAGCAGGCGAAATCATATCTGCCGCTTGTGCCGCATTAAAGCCTTGCCTTGCAAAATTCAAAGAAGCATCTGCCGCATCCTTCATGCCGAAAGTTGAATTTGACGCCGCTGTCTTTATCGCACCTTCAAGCATCTTCGCATCCTCGGACGTGCTTCCCATAGTTTTTCCTACAAGCTTAAGTGTCTTATCTACTTCGCCGAATGACTTAAAAGAAGTGGCGCCAAGTCCCACGATTGGAACTGTGACGCCTGCCGTAATCTTTGCGCCAAGGTCGCTTATGCCCTTGCCCATCTTTTCAACACTCTTCCATGCTCTTACACTTGCAGCAGTACCACTTGAAAGCGTACCCATAGCCTGCCTGAAACTGCTTGTAAAATTATCTAAGAATCTGAACTCAACATCTACTTGCCTTGCCATCAGTACGCCTCCTCTCTCTCTTTAGCGTCTTCTACTTCTTTTCTGATAAAGTGCTTTATAAGCAATTTGTCGGAAAAGTGTGCATCAAAAAAGACCGACGGGCTCCAGTGGTGATTTACAAATAAGTAAAACATCGCCTGAAAATCCGCGTCAGTCTTTATAAGTTTTTTACGTCGTCGTAGTCAATGCCCTTTTTATCTTCTTTGTCGTCTTCGTTAGTACCAAAGCCCGACAAGGCACCGATTCTTTCAGAAATCTTTGTAAGCTCACCGCCCGGAAATAATATCTTTGCTAAGTCTTTCGGGCTTGCCGCATTATAATACTTCTGCAATCCTCCATCTTTGAGATTTGGTTCTACACATCCCTTGACCACTATCATTGCATGTGCGTCATAGATTTTACTTCCATCCATTCCGCCCTTTTCAGTTGATGCGCTTGAAATAAGTTCCGTATACAAAGAACCCGACAAGGCCTTTACGGTAATTTCCACATCTTCGCCCGCTATCCTTGATAGTGCTTTCGCCTTTATCTTCTCAGTAGGTACTTCCATGAGCTTGTTTCTATCAAGCTTCATGAGCTTTTCCATTAAAGAATTATTCATTTTTCATCTCCTTTTTACGCGTTTATATTGTCTAAGTAATCCCAATCTTCAAAAGTGAAGCTGTAAGACTCTTCTGTATTTTTCTGAACTTCCCAATCCATTAAGATAGCCTTATCAAATTTGCAATGATAAAAGACCACTCTTTCGGCTCCTAATGCATCCGGATCTGATAGCTTTGTAATAATTTTAAAGTCGGGAGTCTGTCCTCTCTTTACCTTGTCAGATATCCTTTTTGAAATATTGCTTCTGACATGGTGAAGTTTTATGCTTCCCTTGCCTTCAAGCTTCGTCATCTTTTTGCCTGCTGTCAGGCTTCTGACCATAGAGACATCTGTATAAGACACACTTACTTCACCCTTGCAAGATACGACTTCGCCGATATACTCATCGTCGAGCCATACCTCGCCCCACGTTCCATTTATTACCTGATTTGTTACAAACTTCTGCATATGCACCTCCTTATACTGTAATCTTCAAAGTCACATCTTCGATCGCATCAACTAAGGACACTACAGCTTTTAAAAAGACCTGTGAACCTGTGTTCGCTCTCTTTATTTCCATGTCGTTACAATCGTCAATATCCTTTTCGCTACCATCTTCCAAAATTACCTTCTTGCCCTGTGCCTTTAACCACTGCTTTTGCCCTTCAATATCAATCTGACACTGTCCGACGTCAAGCAATCCGTCATTTACAAGCCCCATAAAATAAGCATTTATGGCCGTAATAAGAAGGCACTTATTATCATAAGAATTCGAGAATTTGCCGATATAGCTATCCTCTATAGTCTTTCTGATATCGTCCTCCATCATGTCCATAGTCTCAACAAGCTTTATCTTTTTAAAGCTGTCACCCTTATCTGCAGATGTGGTAGCGAGTGAAGTTACAGCACGATTGAGCTTGACTTTCTCCCCGTCCCAAAGCGCTATGAGCTTACCCGCTCCGACTGCTTCGTCCTGCTCCGTCTTTGTAAGTCTGCTTACGTCTACAAAGTCATTAAGCGGCGCATATGTACCCGACACGGTAAGGCCTGTACCTGCTAAAAGTCCCGCAATTCTTGCGCATCCTTGTTCGGGTGTTAGCGCCTGCTCCTTTGTTCTGTACAATGTAGACGACCAATTTATAATTCCTTCGCTGTCTGCTGCCACCTCCGGCAGTACAACCTTTACAAGGTTGTGTTCACTTCTTTGCTTCTTTGCCCATGTCGCAATATCCTGAACCTTATTGTCAGTTTTTGCGGTCGGTATGGCCATATATGTGAATCGCTCATTCTCAAAGTACTGCATCATGTCCTTGTATGCCTTTGTCATATCTTCAGCCGTAGGCATAACATAAACGATAACGTACTTAGGTGCGTGGCTGTATCCGATTAGCGCATCCTTAACGAATTGTTCATTTTCAGCACTTAAAACGCCCGTAGGGATGTCGCTAATGTTCATAACTTTGAAAGTCTGCTGCCTTGTACCCTTCAATACAAGGGCTACAATTCCACGCTCGCCTCTTGTAACCGCACTTGCGCCCTGTTCGGTGAAGGCTATGGTTATGCTTGGTGATGTGAGTTTACTCATTTTTATCTTCCTTTCTTTTCTATAGTCAAAGATATATCCGTGATAAGGTCGCCATCGTGATACTCTGTACTTTCGTACCATTCAAGGTCAAAGGAAATCTGTGGTATATTGCCGTGGTCTTCTATATACTCATGTGAGTAGTCACTTACTAAAAGCTTTCTGCTCCCTATGTCCAAAGTCATACCCAATACTTCAAATATATGTTCTATTACATTCAGTGCTTCCACCTGTTTTATAGTTTTCTGTACAAATGTAATTTTTACAGAACACGACTTTTTCAATATGTTTTTACTCTCACGACTAATGCCAAGCGGCACAACCTCAACAAAAAAATACGGCGGCACTGCATTATCCACAGTGTCGTTCCCGTATCTTTTTATGTCCGGATATTCTCTTTTTAAAGTTAAATTTACTTCTTTGATAATGTCGGCATATGTAACCATCAAAACCCCCTATCTGCTAGAAGCCTATTTGCAGCCTCCTGCATCTTATCGGGGTATTTAGTTTCGTACTCCGCTCTTGTTTTTTCTGCATAATGCTTGCCCTCAACAAAGCCACCTGTATCTACACCGTGTATAAATTTTCGGTGTCCGTTTTCTACAAGGTGGAAATGTGGTGCTTTATTTGTGACCTCAATGCTTGAAATAATGCCCAAAGATGTATACTCTTTCTTTGTTTTCCACTTCTTAAGACTGTTTTTGCCGTCTTTATAAGTGGAAGGCATCTTCTCATTACAGTCTTTTGTCCACTCTCTTGCCGTCTTTTCTACAGCCTTGTTGAGTTCATCAGGTGCTTTGCTTATCAGGCCTTGCATATCAGACATAAGTCCTTCAAGTCCTATAAAATGTACACTTTCAGCCATCCGCACTCCTTTCTGTGTGGTCCATATTTTCAGTACACATGAGTTCCAGATAGTAAGAAGCCTCCAAGGGATTTACAATATAATTTATAAGAAATTGCCTGCCTTGATACTCAATTACATCTTTTTCAGTAATACCTGTATTTCTTATTGTAATTTTGTATACAAGCTTGCTTGTTGTCTTATAATGTTCTAATTGTTCATTGCCCCTCAGTGGCCTTATCTCTGCCCACACTTTTTTATACAAACTTAGAGTACTTATGATATTTGCAAGCTCATCTTCAGTCTCTTTGTATCTTAATATACTGACTTTCTTATTAAGCCTTCCGGGGTTTATACCTTTCATGCATCCCCCTTCAGCGCTTTTTTAAGCTGTAGCTGTAAGATAATACTTCCAAACGTGTACTCTATCCTTTTTCGCTGCTGTATATCAGACTGCATAAGCTCTCTATTGTCGTACAAATTTTGCACTATCGCGCAAAAAAGAAGATTTGCCGTCTTATCTTCTTCGTCGTATTCGCCTACAGCGGACACGATATATTCTTTCGCCGTCTCCATCATTAAAGATATGAGTCCGTCATCGTCGTCGCCGTCTACTCTTAAGTAGTCTTTGACTGTTTCAATCGTCATAGGCTAATACCTCCTAAAAAGCCCCTGCGGATGCAAGGGCTAAAATTATGGTGTTACTGTAATAGTTCCATTCACAAATGCGTCGGAATCCTTGACCTTACAGTCAAATCTTTCGATACCTCTAAAGAGTGTTAGATCCTGTTCAAATGCGTTCAGTGTTCCGACTGCTGCCACGTTGGAAGTCATGATATTAAGCTTCGCTCTGTCAAAAATCTTTACCGCTTCCTTCAAGTCGCCGATAACAAACGGAATCTTATTGGTCTTTGTGGCCAAAATCGCATTCGGCACAACCCTTATAGGTATCTTTCTTGCTCCTACTGCAAGAACCATCTGCATAGGATTTTGCACATCCGGACTAAGCAAGTATCTTCCCTGCTTATCTACTAAGGAATCAAGATAATTAAGGCCGTCATCGTTAGTCACGATTACAACGCTTCCCGCGTATGCGGCTCCTAATGTAACATTTATAGCCTTCTTGATTCCATCAAGGTTCTTCAGATCTGTTTCAGCCTTTGTCGCGATAGCTGTAAGGATTTGAGTGTTCTTTGTCGCGATATCCTCCTCCGCAAGCCACTTTGTAAGCACGGATGTAATATTTGCATCCGAATCTGCCAATAGCTCGGATGTAACCGGCATATAACCTGCATACTTCTTAACAGCGTACTCAAGGATTTCAAACTGCGGTGTGTTATTACCCTGAATCTTTCCTGCTTCCGCTACAGCTTTAAATCCTTCAGCCTGTGCTTTCTTCTGAAAAGTCCTTCTACCGCTACCGGTCTTTACTGTCTCAACGTCTACAAGGCTCTCAAGTGAAAAAACAGCCTTCTTATACTGATTGATTTTTGTCTGAATATCTTCAGGCACTGTGTAGCCACCATCAGCCTTTGTTCCCTCTGTCATTGTGTTAGTATAAAAGCCATGTCTTGCTGCTTCTGCGAAATCATGCACTGCATCAGATCCAGATGCGGATGCAATTTTTACAGCTAAGGCCTTGGCAAAATTTTCTGTTGAAACGCCTGTTTGCTCCCCTTCTACTACGTCCTTTAAAATATTGTACTGCTCCTGAAGATTAACAAGCTCTTCCTTTGCAGTCTTTGCATCTGCGATCTTACCCTGCTCCGCAAGGTTCTTTACTTCCTGCTTCTTTGCGTTTATTGCGTCAAGTAATTCCTGTAAATTCATCTTTACTCCTTTCACGCCCCGAATGTATCGAGGTCTTTTAACAAATTGTTTTTTTCTCTTTCAATATCAGCTTTTTCAGCTGTATACTGCTGTATCATTTCGTCAGTAATCTTCAGATTACCTATGTTGTTCGTAATCATTGAATTTCCCGACTGACTTATAGCGTCTATAAATCCCATTTCAACTGCTTTATCTGCAGTTATCCATGTTTCTGCGTCCATCATTTGAATGATTTCATCTTTGCTCTTGCCCGTCTTTTTGACATAAGCACTTGCAAGCGCTTCATCCCATGCCTTTAAGGTTTCGGCCTGCTTGCTAAGCTGTGCATGATTTCCGCTTGTATAGCTTACCGACACATCGTGTATCATAATCATGCCGATAGGCGATATTGTGCTTTTGCCTGCCATTGCTATGACGGATGCGGCAGACGCCGCCAAGCCTTCCACTTCGATGTCTACATCGTTACGGCTTCTTAATGTCGCATAGATCTCCTGACCTGCAAGCACATCACCACCGCCCGAATTTATCTTGACCTGCAGTCTGTCGCCCTTTGGCATTTCTTCGATTGCGGTTAAAACATCGCCAGGCGTT